GGTTTAGGCAGTTATTGGCGGCGGCAGGTCTAATGGGTCATGTGCGGAAGTGACAGACACAACCTGCGTTTGGTCTGCCGCCGGAGCGACATACTTCACTTTCTGTGGACAGCCTGCTCATCGTTCATGAGCGTCGCGATCTCATAATCTTGTAGGTCTAGCTATGCCTGTCGTTCTCTTGGCAATATGTGAATCGCGATCCCGTTCGGCCGAACAAACGAGTCCGGCAGAAGCGAAAGCCCGAATTCCATTCGGGACAGGATTTTCCGGCTGTGGAGGGGACACCGATTCCAAACGCTGCGTCCGGCGTCGTGGTCTATTCTGGGTTAAATAAGAGTCTTAGTAATGTGGCGATCGTCAGGCCACGCGATGTTTGTGTTTGTGTCCAACACTACTCTCCTGTTCGAAAAGCATCCGACGCGCGTCGCGAACACAACGAATGGTGCCCGATCGCCCACAGGTTGAGCAATGTTTGTTCTTGATTTGTTCTTTCGAACTCTTTAATCTCTCGAAGCCTTCTTCTGGGGATGTCGAATGAGATTTGCATCAGGCAATCGCGTTTTCATTTCGACTGCCGTCGTGTGTGGTCATTACTCTTGCTGTGTTTTTCGATAGCCGCGCCGAATGCGCTCGCAGACGTCAAAAAAGAACGCTCAATGAAAACTCTCTCAGTTGTACGCATCGCGTTGTTATTGGCGCTTTCGGGCATCGTTTCCGGATGCCATTGGCGTTCGAGTTGGCCTTGGCCGGGCCGGACAGAGAATACAGATGGACTCGGCGACAGCGTCATCGGCAATTACATGCGTCCCGTCTGGGACAGCCATTTTGATGATCGGGTTAAGGAGAACATCATAAAGCTTCTAAAGCAGACGCCTGGGAAGGGTTTCACGCGCCAGGACGCGGAGTCACTCGGCGCGCATTGCGCCTCCGCGCCCAGCACAGAATGCAAATACGTTGGTGAGGCTTGGTATCGGTCACATGGTCTTCCGGAGACTTCACCGTCTTTCGGAAAAAAAGTCATTGTGAATATCGAGGTGAGCTTTTCCTATTTGAAGCCGTACGAACTGGTTGTGCGGAAACAAGAACGACTAATCCCTGATGACGAAAGAGACTAGAGATGGGGGACTATAGAATTATAAAAGCACAACTTCCGTTGGCCCTTGGCCTCGGCGGTCATAATTTGCTCGTGCTGCTGGATCCTGATGGTAATGTCGTTGCCGAATTGGATGGCGAAGCGACGGACGCAAACGGTGCCTCAAAGCCCATCGGGTATTTGCCGTCGGACAGGCTGATGGTGAAAGAGCACAACGGGGGAATAGGCGGCTACTATCGTCCTGATCTGGAAAAAACGACGATCGCTTCGGGCGACCAGAAGACGATCACGAATTTCTGGAATGCCGCAAGAGCGGCGCAGGAACAGATAAATCGCTTGAATCTACCGTACCCTAGTTTGGGATTTGGAAATAATAGCAACTCGGTGGCAAGCACATTGATCGCTGCCATGGGCTTAGATGATGCACCTATACCCGGTCTCCCCAGACTGACTCCGGGTGCTGGAAACATGCTGATGGAACCGGAGGCGATTCAAAACATACAGCGCCAGTATGACATTAAAGCCCCGCGCTCCAACGTTATCCCGGACACTTCGTCCGCTCCGCAATCCGGCAATCTACCTGCCCGCGCGCCGCAACAATCTTCTCCCAGCTTGCCAGTTCCCGGTGCCAAGGGGCCAACCTCACTTGGCGGTCCCGAGGGTCCGGCGACTCTGGTGCTTCCGCAGCTCGCGCCAAATCGAGGCAAGCGCTCTGACATCCCCGGCGATGTGGCTCCGATTACGGCACAAGCGACACCGACGGCATGGCCGTTGCTCGCCGCCGATCCAGTCCTCGGAAAGTATGTGGATGCCTGGCCGAATTCAGTCGGAGCAAATTCGCCGCTCGCGCCGTTGCCGTCGGCCGATCCGAACGCGCTTCCATTCCCAGTGCCTGGAATAATTGACGGCGACAATGTGCTGGAGCGGCGTCTGGTCGGGCGCATCGTCAATCTTTCCACGCCTTCAACCGGCGCGCCGCCGCTTGCGCCGGACGCACAAGCCGCGCCGCAGCCCTTGCTCGGCGTCTATAGCGGCAAGCCGATGCCGGACTGGCCAGTACAGCCGCCGATCTTCCAGACCAAGGATCAACCCTCGCCCGAGGACAACGAGCTATCCCAGCGCTGGATGCGATGGGTGAACGCGTGATCGTGCAGCCAGACCATGTCGACGCTGAAGATTCTGACAGCGAAAATCTTTGAGCCGCTGCTCGCCCCTAGCCGCTACAAGGCGATCTTTGGCGGCCGCGGTTCGGGAAAGTCGCATTTCTTCGGCGAGCTGCTGATCGAGCTGTGCGAAGCCGAGCGCGGCCTATCGGCCGTCTGCATCCGTGAATCGCAGAAGACGCTGGCGCAATCCTCCAAGCGGCTGCTCGAAAGCAAGATCGAAAAACTTGGTCTCGCGCATCGCTTCAAGGTCTACAGCGACCGCATTGCCACTCCCGGCGACGGCCTCATTATTTTTCGCGGCATGCAGGATCACACGGCGGACTCGATCAAGAGCCTCGAAGGCTTTCGTATCGCCTGGGTCGACGAGGCGCAAGGTCTGAGCGCGCGGTCGCTGGCGCTGTTGCGGCCGACCATCCGCGCCGAGAATTCCGAGCTGTGGGCGTCGTGGAATCCGCGCCGCAAGAGCGATGCCATCGACGATTTCTTCCGCGCAAGGAAGCCGGACGGCGCGGTTCTCGTCCATGCGAACTGGCGCGACAATCCCTGGTTTCCAAAAGTGCTCGACGACGAGCGCAGGACCGATCTTGCCCTCTATCCGGATCGTTACGCGCATATCTGGGAGGGCGATTACATCAGGGCATTCGAGGGCGCTTACTTCGCAACATTGCTCAGCGAGGCGCGCGCGCAGGGCCGCATCGGCAATGTCGCCGCCGATCCGCTCTTGCCACTTCGCGCCTTTCACGACATCGGCGGCGCGGGCGCGCAGGCCGATGCCTACACGATCTGGATCGTGCAGTGGGTGGGACAGGAAATCCGCGTGCTTGATTATTACGAGTCCTCAGGCCAGGTGCTCGCCTTTCACGTCAATTGGATGCGCGAGCGTGGCTACGAGAAGGCGATCAACACCCTGCCGCATGACGGCGTCAATGCGAGCGCCATCACCGGCAAGACCTATGCCGAGCACTGGCGCGAGGCGGGTTTTGCGGTCGAACCGCCGGTGAAGAACCAGGGTCGCGGCGCGGCCATGATGCGGATCGAGGCGCTGCGCCGGCTTGCGCCTCAGCTCTGGTTCAACGAAGCGACGACGGAAAGCGGCCGTGAGGCGCTCGGCTTCTATCACGAGAAGCGTGACGATCAGCGCCAGGTCGGCCTTGGCCCCGAGCACGACTGGTCGTCACACGCCGCCGACGCGCTGGGGTTGATGGCGGTTTGCTACGAGGCGCCCTCGCGGACGGCGAGCTTCAACCGGGTGATCCAGTACAGGGAGCAGGGGTGGGTGTGAGAGGGAAGGTGGACGATATTATACTGCCGTACCCATACGGAACCGGCTACCATGAGTAGTTCAGCCGATTCGGCTGCTATTTTTGGTGTGTCATCCAGTGACTGGGCGGCGCCCACGCGAACGGCGAACTTCAACCGCGTGATCCAGTACAGAGAGCAAGGGTGGGTGTGAGAGGGCACCGGCGATCGAAGGCCTTCTCAAACGCGTCCCCGAAAAAGCGCTGCGCTAAGCGGAAACTAGAACACATTATAAAATAAGGGGTATTTCCCTTGTCGCACTCAGTTCAGTGTGTATTTATACTCTTGACAAGAGGATAATAATACGTACTTATACACACCATGAAGTCAACGGACATCATATCGGCACTTAAGAAAGACGGTTGGTTTCAGGTTGCTCAGAAGGGAAGCCACGTCCAGTTCAAACACAAGATCAAGCCGGGCCGCGTGACGGTCCCTCACCCGAAAAAGGACATCCCGATAGGGACGCTTCGCAGCATCGAAAAGCGGGCGTCTCTGAAACTGAAGTGACGATCAAATACAGAATAGAAAATAGAGCCACCAGGGCTCACCCAGAATTGGGAGAATATCAAATGCGCAACTATATCGCCCTCATCCATAAGGACGCCGATAGCGATTACGGCGTTTCGTTTCCCGATCTTCCCGGCGTTGTGACTGCGGGATCGACCTTGGACGAAGCGCGCGATATGGCTGCGGAAGCCCTCTCTCTTCATCTTGAGGGCCTGGCTGAGGATGGCGACGCGATTCCGGAGCCTTCGTCTCTCGAAGAGATAATGGCGAACAAGGAAAATAAGGACGCCGTTGCGGCATTGATCCCGGCACCCGCTGCCAGTGCAGCCAAGTCCGTCCGCGTCAACATCACCCTGCCGTCTGATCTGCTCGAGCAGATCGACGCCAGGGCAGAGGCGGAAGGCTTTACGCGCTCCGGATTTCTCGCGCAATCCGCGCGGAAAGCCATGGCCGCATAAACGCGATCACTTCCACCGCGTGATCCAGTACAAGGAGCAGGGGTGGGTGTGAGTCCATTTGACACGTCGGGCAAATCAGTCGCATAAGCCCATCCTCCAAAAATCTCCTTGCCAAAAATCTTTAAAAGCCCGCGCGCTCGCAAAAGCCCGCGGGCTTTTTGCGCTCGATATTCCTCATCATTGCGAGAAGGCCACTCATGCCGAAAATGTCCACCTCCGATCTCAAGGCGATGCTGTCGGCCGAGAAGAACGACGCGCTTGCCGCGTTCTCCGCCGCCGAGCTTGCCGAAGAGCGCGCCGACGCGATGGATTACTATCTCGGCCACATGCAGCGCGACATGCCGGCGCAGGAGGGGCGCTCGCGCGCGGTCTCGACCGACGTCGCCGACACCATCGAAGGATTGATGCCGCATCTGATGGATGTGTTTGCCGGCTCCGACGAAGTCGTGCGCTTCGAGCCGGTCGGTCCGGAGGACGAGGCCGCAGCCTCGCAGGAGACCGATTACGTCAATCACGTCTTCATGCAGCAGAACTCCGGCTTCATGATCCTCTATTCCTTCATCAAGGACGCGCTGCTCTCCAAGGTCGGCATCGTGAAAGTGTGGTGGGAGGAGCGCGAGGAGGAAGAGCGCGAGACCTATTACGACCTCACCGACGACCAGTTCGCGTTGATCGCGCAGGCGGTCGAAGAATCCGAAGGCGCGATGAAAATCGTCGCGCACTCAGTGCACGAGATCGGCGAGGCGGTGGAAAAGTCGGAAGCGACGAGCTAAGACGAACTGAATTCACGCTGGGCCGAGAAACTCTGGCATGACCGATCAACGCGATCGCTTCTGGACTGGGCTGGTATTGGTCGCAGCACTGCTCGGGATTTTCGTATCCGATCTCGCCTTCCTGCGCGCGGAAGTTTTGGCGCAAGCTGCGACGGGAATGACGATCGAGATGGGTCAGGCAAAAGGACTCTCTGCCGAGGAGATCAGGGATCGCGGCAGCAAGCTTCGCGCCGATCTCGACAAGGCCTTCAACACGCTTCCCGATGGCGCAAAAGCGGGTCATGCCGACGAGTTCACGGCCATCGCTCACCCCTACATTTCAGCCGGCATGGCCCTTGAAGACGCGGTCGGCATTTTGAGCGCTGCAGGATTTTCCGCGCCGCCACGCGCGGGCGGGGGCGAACAACAGGATCGAGACGGAGGCAAAGACCGGTACGCGGTCGTCGCCGAGATCCCGCAATTCTCGGGACGCGTCTTCGGCAACGTCGAGGCTTACGTGATGCTGCTTCCTTCCGAGCAGGGCCTGGCTGAGTACATCGGTCGCCGGCACCGGATGATGTATGTCCCGCGTCGATGATCCGACGAGGGCGATGCGCTCGCGCCGACGCTGGCTGGATTTGACCTTGCATGATTGACTTTAGTTCATGTTTTGTTCTAGGTTGAAAAAATGTATCCTTAGGGTTGTGCCGCGCCAGTGAGGGACGTGATGCGTGGAATGAAGATGAGAAGCCAATTCATCATCGCGTTCGCAGTTGCCGGGTCATTGCTGTCGGGCAGTGCTGCGCGCAGCTGATTACGCCGTCAAAATGGCCGCTAATACCGGCTCAGGAGAAGATGCCACCACGCGGATCTGCTGGTTCGGTCACACCTGTCACGGTGAGCTGGAAGAACTGGGGCTGCAAGTCGACATCGATTTGCATCGCGCGATACCCCGGATTGCCAGGGTGCGCGTGCATGGCCGGAGACTTGGCTGCTGCTACTTCCAATTTGGTCGCGACGATACTGCCATCGATTTACGCGGCGTAACGGTGCATCGGGAGCCGATCTTCAAGGGCGTAGCGACAAGTGACGGGACGATTGAAAACCAGCGCGTGGGTTCGCTTTATCTGAATCTTCGTCTCCTGGCGCCAGATCGGGATGATGGGAAAGGCTTGCAGCCGATATGACAAGGATCGCCCGAAAGACGTTGTTTGCCTATTGCGCCTTGCTGTTTTTCTTCTTTGGCAGCAGCGCTGCGAAGGCCTTTTACTACGAGCTGGATTACGGCATCGACGCGGGTACCGCGAGCGCGGAAGGCATCGTCAGCTCGTGCAATTCCGCTAACCTATGTGTCGCTGAGATAAAATCATTAGGAGTGATGCTGAAGGTCAGCGTTTCATCCGTTGGAACGTCAATCATGATGATCGGTTCGAACAAACAGCGCGGCATTCGCAAGTGCTGTCTTTTCGGCGACGGAGAGCTGATTGCTTGGTTCGATGCAGATGCACCCCTCATCAAGCTTCCGTTTGGCGGTCGGCTTGAAGGGGCCGGGGAGTTCAAGAAAATCGGGGTGCTCTATCTCAGGATACACAAGTCGAAACGATTAGGGCCGCGTGCTCCCCGGAGAAATAGCCAGACCCCTGAACACATCTGAAGAGACGGGTTTCGCGGCACGATAGGGTGAGCGTGTCTCCCGCCGAGTGGCGCAAGACTTCGACATCGCGATGGTGGCTTTTCCAATTCTGGCGAGCCAGCTTGTTGCTCTATTATCCCGATGGCCTGCGTCAGGGGCCGAGGCCTATCTCAAATATCTCAGGCGCCTGAACGCCGGTTGACTGGCGCGAGGATGGTGCGCTGCGGTAGATTGGTCTCGCAACTGTGATAGAGTGCTAATCTTGTCGAACGCTCGCTTTAGAATAACGTAATTCCAGGCGTTCGGAATCCCTGGTTCGAATTGATTGGCGTCCCACAGACAGGTGACCGACGGTGAATCTGGTGATCGAGTTTCTCTTCGAATCCCTTATTGAATTTGTCGGATACGGAATTGCGCGGTTTGCACTGCCGATTCTTTCGTTTGGCAAGATATACGCCCAGCCACTTAATTCTGCGGACAATAGCTTCAATATCATTGGTTATCGTCACGACGGTAAAGGACGGATAGAGATAAGCTCGATCGTCGCGGCCTCCATGGGTCTTGTTTTAGCCCTCCTCGGGCTTTGCTTATTCGGGTTTTGGATCCACTCACTTATTTGAAAAGCGGAATCATGCGCAGTATCGCCAGCAGCAGCGTGGTGGCAAAGAGCGCATCAAGATCGACAGAAGCGCCACGGTTTCGCAGGCGGGGGCATCTGTTACGTTCTCTCGCTCGGCGTCCTATCCGGGCGTCTTCTTGACCGCCCATAACTCCTGACTTGACCGTATCGACCGTGAGTGCACTTCGCGCACGACGCGAAGCTGCGCGGCCGACCGTGCTTGGGCTCATTTTCCCTTAGCGATTGAGGTCTTCAATGTGGGAATTTTTGTTACGCCAAATTCTGCGTCACGAACTCAAGAAAGGAGCGGAGAAAGCGATCCCCGACGATCCATTTGGTTTGATGCCCGAGCCGACGAACGAAAAAGAGGCGTATGTCGGAAGGATCAAGAAAGACTTTCGCATCGATGACTACTACGATGCCCTCGAGCTTTGCAACTCCGACCCCGCATATTGGCGGCAGTACTACCAGCCGCAAGCGAGCCCCGATCCTGCACGCGAGAGAATACGTGATTCCGCTGCGGCTGCTGGCATCCCGAGCCGAAATAATGTGTGGGAATACGGCTATCCAAATGAAGCCGCCAACCCCGTCACCCCGCAAAGTCCGCCAAATCATTCGGCGCCGCCAACCGACAAGAGATCGGAAGGTCTCGACGGCGTAACACCAACGGGGTTTGTCGCGGCTGACGCCTCAAATGCGCCGAGGTCGCTCTTTTCGCAATTGCTGAGCGCACTCCCTCAGTTTTCCGCTAGCGACGCGACTTTGCCGCCGCTCCAGCCCGACGCAGCACCAGACGCCGCAGACAACGTCCCGACGCGATTTCTGGTCGGGCGTCCTTACGATCCCTCGCAAGGTTCGCCTTTCGCCGTGCGGCCCGCGCCGTCGCAAGCCTCGCCCGACGGTTCGCTGTCGCTCAACGATGCCTATCTCGAATATCTCAAGCGCCTGAACGCCGATCCGGCGTAGGCCGCCGCGGCGCGCCGTAAGACGCCGCTCCAATAGCTCCACAACATCCCAAACCACCCCGGCGTCTCGCGGAAAGCGCGAGCGCGATCTCTCGTCATGTCCGGAGGCAATGAGCTCATCATCATGGCTACACCCTTGTCTGCACCCCCGTCAGCGTTACCCGCGTTGCCGTCGCCCCAGGCGGCGGTCACGCATGACGTCACGATTCTTACCACGCGAAAATTGTCTCAGGCGCGCGTGCTCGGCGTGCCGCCGGAAGAGTTCGGCATCGAGCGCGGCGCGCGCTCGATCCGCGACTGCAACTATTGCTTCCATGAAGTCGTCACCAAGACCGAAAGCCAGCTCATCGCCGAGGGCTTTGACGCTGAGCAGATCCGCGCGCTCGGCGATTACACCGGAACCTCCGGCATCGAGACGCTGGCGCGCGACACGGTGGAAGAACACTTCGCCACAGGTAGCGGCGATGCGAACAAGGCCGCGCGGCTGGTGCGCATCACCGAGCACTACGTGCGGATGGACTACGAAGGCGAGGGCCGCGCCAGCCTGTACCAGGTCATCACCGGCGGTGAGGAAGGCGAGATCCTGCGCCAGAACGGCGCGGAATGCATCACGCCGTTCGACGTGATCCCGTTTGCAGCGACGACGCCGGTGCCGGTGACGCATCGCTTCTTCGGTCGCTCGATCGCCGACCTCGTGATGCCGTTGCAGCGGGAAAAGACCGCGCTCAAGCGCGGCGCACTCGACAATCTCTATCTGCACAACAATCCGCGCGTCGAGGTCTCCGAAAGCAATGCGGGACCGAACACGCTCGAGGATCTCCTGGTGTCGCGGCCGGGCGGCGTGGTGCGCACCAAGACGCCGGGCGGGCTGAACTGGCAGGCGGTGCCCGACATCACCACCTCGATCTACCCGATGCTGCAATATCTCGACGCCGAGCTCGAGACGCGCACGGGGCTCGCCAAGCAGACGCAGGGGCTCGACGCCAACGCGTTGCAGAACCAGTCGGCAACGGCCGTCGCACAAGTGTTTTCCGCCTCGCAAATGCGCATCAAGCTGATCGCGCGGATCATGGCGGAGGGCGTGCGCGACATCTTTGCGCTCTTGCACGGCACGATCCGCAAGCACGGTCAGCAGATCCAGACCGTTCGCCTGCGCAATTCATGGGTCAATGTCGATCCGCGCAACTGGAAGACGCGCGACGACATGACCATCAATGTCGGGCTTGGCAGTGGCGGCAAGGCGCAGCAATTCGCCCAAACCATGGCGATT